GAACATCCCAATGCTCTCTACGGTTTTGATGACCGTTTGCCCAGATAGGATTCTCCAGATTCTTGGCAAATTCTTCTTCTGTCAGTTTAGCTTTTTCTCTAAATTCTTCCCAAGTCATAATATCAATCCAATTATAAAGCCAACAGAGAACCACACAATTTCTGTTCGATAATACAAAGACCAAACTTCTACTTTCTTAATAATTTGTTTAATGTCCATTAAAAACCATTCCGATCAGCTATTTCCTCTAATAATTTTTTTAAATCTTTTACTTTAACCTTATCTTCTACGACAGGTTTTTTAAAGATCTCATCATACCTTTTTCTGTACTTATCGTTAGAAACTCTAGATCTACCGTCCCATTTTCTTCCAGATTCTCTATTTTGCTTTTCTGTCATTCTTCCACTTTCTATAATGTTCTAGATCAACTATGTTGCCCTCTTCTAATTTCTTTTTAGAATAGTGCGCAATAATTTGTTGAATCTTATCTAATTTTACATGAGCGTAGGGCCACAATATACAACATACATGAAAGGCATCTCTAAATGTACATCTCCAGCGCCATTGCATCTTATGTCCTGGCCTTGGTTTCTTCCTTAAAGTACCACAACCTAGAACTTCTGTTAACCAAACTAAAACAGAATACTCGGTCATAGAAATTTCCATAACGATGCGCCAACAATTATACGTTCCTGTTTTCTTTTTCTCTTTATATTTTTTGTAAGTGATACTACCTTCACCATCAAAAAGTCCTGCTATATAGGCTGCGTCTACTTCATTCATACACCTGTACCTATATTTAACTTAGATATAATTAATATTTGTAAATCTCTAATTTTATCATTTTGAGATTTTATTATTTGTTGATAATCCATTAAGGCACTCCAAAGATCATTTAAATCATGAAAAATCATAGCTATAAGAGCTAAAGATATTATCATACTAAGCGCAACAACTAGAGACAAAATTCTGTCTGAAAATTTCATATTTTTATAATCATGTATATGGATAGAAGACTCATTAAAGCTAAAAACGTAAAAATAAGCGCAAAGGCCTTATTTCTTGGATCCCTCATTAGTTCTCCTTAGTTATATTTGTGCCATCTTCATTCTTAACCCATTCATAATCATCTGAAACCCAATCGGGATCTTCATAATTTAAGAATCTCTTACCTGTGTCGATGTCTTCATCGTCACGTGGTATACACTCTTCTATTTTTGTCCATTCTACGGGTTCATCTCCCGACAGATCGTTGACATGTTTGCCTTCGATAGTTTCTCTAAAAGTTTCTCCATAATCATTAACGTCTTCAACTTTAATACACTCTTT